AACCAAATCACACATATTACCCGTATTAATTTTTGGTTTACAATTTTTCTTAAGTGAATCTTCGTTTGCGGTAGAAACAATAGACCCCATAAATACAGACGTAGGTTGTATATTAATATTTGCTGATGCCGTTAAATCAAAATCTACTCGTGTAATACCCAACAAACATACTTCGGGTTCTCCCCATAATGGTTGGATGTTAATTGTTTTATTTAACGTAATTAATTGTGGTAATTCTCTAAGATTTGTTGATGTTTTAAATTTGTTCCCGTCAAACTGACCTTCACCCGCAAGGTTCAAACTAATCAAATCTTGTGGTGTCAATGAAAAACATCCAATGTCGGATAAATCAACATCCATAACAATCGTTTGTTCTCCTGTAGGAACACCAAAAATCATGTAGTCACCACTTTGATTTGTTTTTGTGGTAAATTTATAGTATTTATCGTAAACCTCGACTAATGAAGAATTAGTTAAAACATCTTCCCTTTCAGGAAATGTTCCTGTTGCCGCATGACCTGTGTATGATGGTTTGTAAGGTAATAAATTATACCTATACCCATCAACGTTTAAATCGTCCAAATTTGTATAAGGATATAGTTCAGATATGATTGGGTTTAATTGATCTTCCTCACTAATAGGAATGAACACAGATACTTTAACATTAGGTAATCCAAACCCTCCGTTTGTTAATACACGACCAACTACGACACCATAATCAGAACATAAACGAGTATAAATATCGTTCTGTACTATCTTTAAAGACAAGATTTCTAAAAATTCAAAATCTTGATCTAACTTAATTTGTATTGATTTATCAACCCCAGGTTGAGTCCTTATTCTATATGATTTAGGCATTTACGATTCTTTTTTGATAAATAGTTTATTTCCTATTTTCAAAAAATAATTCTTTTATTTCAAAAATAAATCATCAGGAGAAATTCACCGTTTTTAAGTTCAAAACCCTTACATTAATATCTTTATTTGGGTACTTAATTTGGTAAATTTGTGTTGGTTCAGCAAAGATTGTATCCGCAACTAAACCAATTTGTTTTGTTGTTGGATCGGAATATGTTTGTGATGTTTGTGATGATGAATATTGTCCTCCAACCTTATTGAAGAAACTAATATCGGATATACTAATCACCCCATTTTCATTTTGGATCAATCTTCGTATTTCTGATACATATACATTCTCACCCATTTGTCTTTGTAATGGACTAAAATAGTTTGTAATAATATCAATAATTTGAGTAACAACCGATCCTTGATTTTGACTACCATCTAAAACAACATCAACGGTTACCCCCAAATCAATTACATTTGCAGTTTCAACAGAAATATAATCATTTATCATTCTATAATTTGATAAGTAATTTGCAACATTATTTTTAAGGGTATTAGAAATTACTTCGGTTAATTTACCATTTGAGTCATAAGACAACATTTTAATCTTAATCTTATTGTTTTCTTCAGTGATTGCAACTTTGCCAGGTGCCCCAAATTGTGAAGGCATATTTCTTAAAATAGATTCGTAGTCATTAATAGTTACCGCTCTGTTTTGAGCCGCGAAGTTATAGGTAACATATTGTCTAACTTCTTCAGTTGTTGGTGCGTTTGCCCCACCAATCGCGGCGGTTACGTTGTTACAACTTAATGAATTGACTACGGTATTGTTGATTGATTCGGAAGGACCATTTACAAAGAAAGACACCGTACCGATTTGATTGATGATATTAACACCTAAGTTTGTTGCTTGACCACCACCAACTCTATACTGAACAAACAATGTTGAGTTTGATTTCAATGCGGATCCTAACGCCAAATTATTGATATATTTACTTAAATCTAATGTGTAACCATTTCTTGCAAAATCTCTAAGTTGTTCATCCGCAGAAACATTACCACCACCAAAAGTCATTTTTAAGAAACCTTCAGGTGTGTACTCACTAATAAATTTACTTGATGTCTCAATATATTTACCAACTTTAATACCAGGTTGATCTGAAACTTTAGAAGGGTCTTCAACAAATATTCTGTCCTCAGCCAATGCCTGTACTTCATACCATCTATTGTCCAAACCTAAAAATTCTTGTGGTGTTGGTATACTTGTATATTGTGTTCCGTCTTTTAATAAAACGCTTGTGATACCTAATACATTTTTTTCAGGTAAAAACATTTCAAAGAATGGTTTAACATCATTTGGTGTAATAACTCTTTTGAATACTTTTGTTGATCCGTTAACGACTACTTCTCTTTTAACAATCGTATAATTTAATAACTTACCTGTTGTATCAAAATTGGGGATTTTTAATCTATTTGGTGATCCTTCAGCGTTAACCGCAGATGAAAAATCAATATCATATACCGTTTCAAATGGTTGTCCCGCACCATTAACTTGGGAACCTCGTCTTAATATACCACAATATCTTAAATCCTCTCTATCACCAAATGCAGGTACGGTAATTGCGAAATCAACCAACGCAACTGAAGGTCTTAATCCAGGTATCTTTAAACCATAAGTTCTTGCAATATTATAAATTGATGATTTCTGTTGTGCATATTGTAATACGGTTTCTTGAATACTTCTATCAATGTTGAATTGTAAGTTGTCGGTAACCGCAGCGTTTAGATCTAATAATACCGAGAACACACCCGCATCATTAAAGTTCTGAACTAACTCAGGATAATACGTTCTTGTAAAATTTATCAGTTCGGTTCTTATTCCTTGGAAGTCCCTAGTTGTATAAGATATTTTTTTATTTGCCATATATTATTAAATATTGATAATTACAAAATCACTTGAATCAAATGCATTGTTCGTGTTTCTATAATCAATTCTTATTTTTGCGGTGTGTTCTAATTGACTGATATTAGGTACGGTAAATTCTTTTTTACCCTCACTATTAACATACGTCCCTTTATTTTCATCTTCAGTTGACGCATCAGTAATTCTAATATTTGTAATTAAAATCCCTGGCATATACTTCTGAACTGAATCTCTAATTTCCGATTCCATTTCACTAAACGTTGGTCCGTCAAGTGGTTCAAATATATATTCATATAATCTACTACCAAAATCAGGTAAGAAATATCTTGTACCTCTACGACTTAATAATAGATGAACCAAACTACTTCTAATTTCTTCATCAGTAGTGTCGGAACAATCTAAATATTTACCAACGTAAGAATCTACGAATGGAAAACTAATTCCGTATGTTATACCATTTGCCATATCTAATAAATATAATGTTCAGATATTTTATATAAATAAAAAAATCACAACATTTGTTGTGATTCTTATTTTGTTTAGGATGAACAACCAAAACAATCAAACTGACTATCTTCAGGTTTTGGTGGTAAATTCATGTTTGAGTAATCTACCTTAGGAACAAAAGGTGTTACCTTTGGTTTCTCTATTTTAGACATATCAACCGCCAAGTGTTTTGCTCCCGTTGAAATCGCCTTGGTTCTAACATAATAACAAAGTGTTTTCAAACCCTTTTCCCATGAGTGAAAGTGTGATGAGGTAATCTTTGACAATGTTGGATTTGACATATAAATATTCATTGATTGTGATTGGTCAATGAATGGTGCTCTATCTGCTGCCATATCAATCAATTCTCGTTGTGAAATCTCCCAAATTGTTTTGTATTTAGGTATTAAGTGTTCAATTCGTTTAACCTTTTTATTGTAATGTTTATCTTCAGGATCCAAATAATTATTAAAATTAATATTTTGAATTGACCCTTCATTGATAATGATTTCATTCTTCAAATCTTCAGACCAAATACCAAGTTTTTCAAAATCATTGATGAGGTACTTATTCACAATCATAATCTCCCCACCAACAACTCGTCTGTTGAATATTGCAGAATGTGCGGGTTCGGTCATTTCATATGACCCCGTAATCTTCGCTGAAGATGCGACAGGCATTTGTGCGGTGAATAATGAATTACATACACCAAATTCTTTTACATCTTCTTTAAGTTGATTCCAATCCCAATATCCTGACAAATCATTTTCATTTAATCCCCACATATCAAATTGGAAAATACCTTGAGACATTGGTGATCCTTCAAAGAATTTATATGGTTCGTATTCTTTGTTCTTACAAAGTTTATTACTTTCGTAAATCGCCGCATAATAGATTGTTTCAAAAATTTGTTTGTTCAAAATTCTTGCATCTTCTTCAGTAAAGATTAGATCCAACAAATAGAATACGTCTGCCAATCCTTGTGTTCCGATTGCGATTGCTCGTTGTTCCAACCCACCTTTAAGTCCTTTATCTGTTGAGTAGTTATTGATATTAACCACTTTATTCAACGCTCTAACAACTTTTCT